TAACACTCGAACCTGTAACACAAAAGATGGGAGAGTTAAAAGCACCAGTCAATATTGATGTTAAACCAGATAAAGTTGATGTTGTCCTTTATGCACCTGACAAAGTGATTTACCATACTTGCGTACCCCAACAATATGTTGAAGATTTTAGAATAGAGCCCCAAGATCATAGACAAGATAAAGTAACAATGGCACCGGAGATGGAACATCTAGCACCACACACTAGATGGGAGGAATTCAATAAAAACCCATGTGACATGTGTAGAACAGCACCAGCAGCTAAGATATTAATACCTGTGGGAGATCAAAGCAAACATAGGGGAACAGTTTTTTATAATGACAAATGCCCTATGGTTAAAGCAGCAACATCTAGGAAACCATTAGAACCTAGAGGTACTCCAAATCCCGCAACAATAGCTAAATTCGACAAATTCTTAGATGAGATCATATACCCTGAAATGGATAAAATGTTAGATGATGGCAAGTTCGCTTATAATATGCCTGAGTTTTATAATAAGTTGACATTCAAAAAACAAGAGGAGTTAAAAGATTATTTCCAACAACCTGGAGATATCGGCCCAAAATTGACACCTAATCATAAAGAGAAACCTACTAGTAATTTCGTGAAAACAGAGAGTCAAAATGAAGGAGATAAACTCCGGCAGATAGGAGGTCCCTCTTCAGAAAGCAAATTTGTAGTTAATCCAGTAGTCATGGGTATAGAGAGAATGCTCAAAGAACATCTAACAGGATGGGGAGTAGGAAAATCTTACGTGAATAAACAAGACTGGATGAAGAGTATGGAAGCAATGGGATTCAACGTCAGTGTCACGATGGACATATCAGGATTGGATTCTAGTCATAGTGAATTTGTAAAAAAACCATGGTTACATTTAATAAAAGGATTGGTAGGGAGAAATCTAATACATCACGTAGACCCGATAATAGCATTTAACTATCTTACAAAACAAAATACAGAATCAGTTTATAAATATGTAAAAAATAAAAAAATCATAGAAATAATGAGAATTGAATTACATGATAAGATGGTCTCAGGACAGGGGTATACTACAGCCATAAATACATATATGGTTACGACATTAAATAGGTTTGTTGCCTACTTAATGGAAGTCGAGATGGAGCAATCAACATCAGTAGATGATTCAGTATGCTTATTTAAAGATATAGAGGTAACTAAGATATCAACAGGTTTTTATAGGGTTTATAGTAGTAAAGATACTAAACAGATACCACATGGCCTAGGCATAGTTCTCAAGTACCTTAGGATAGGTACAATAATAGATGCAACACCATGCTCGACAGAATTGTTTAGATGTAAAGGATGCGGCATAAAAATGACACGTAATTTTACAAAGTTTTGGAGCACAGTAGCCGTATCTAGAAAAGCTAGAGAACTGTCAGATGAAGAACTACTAGAATATAAGGAATTAATAGCCACATTAGAATCATATTGGGGAAAAGATTATCCTATAGTGAGAGCATTCATTAAAAGATTGAGTACAGGGAAACCGTTAAAATTATTGCTTAAAACAGGAAAGAAAAAACATTTTATGACAGAAGATAAAACAATTATCTATTCTATGCAGGACTCAGAACAAAATAAATACAAATTAGCCTATGGAGATGAATATGAATACAGTTATAAAGATAGAAAAACGGACAATTGCTTAGAGTGTGAACATGGATATGCCGAATTTTTACAAAGAAACTACGGTTTAAGTTTGGAGGCAATATCCGTAATAGAAAATGATATAGTAAGGAGTCAACATGGTAAGCCATATTCCAC